CACAGTGATACACACTATCATTGACAATATCGAAGATGTAACAGACGAAGGATTAGAAAGTCTACGTGCAGGAGAAAACTATACTCCTCTATTCACCAGCTATAAAATTGTTACACTAGAACAGTACAAAATGAAGTTTAACATTGACAACAGTGGCAATGCTACTGCACAACTGCTTAATCAAAATGGCAGTAATTTAGATGATAACTCTGTTGCACTCAACTGGGCAAATGTACTTAAACCGTTTGGTGTAGTTAGAGATGATGTGAGTCAACTGAGACTAAAACAAACAGCAGATCCTGCAGATACTACCAACGACATTGTTGGAAATATAAAAATAAACACTACCAATGCAAATCTATTAGATATTATATTAGATTCTAGCACTATACCCAGCAACACACAAGGCGTAGTAGACGCAGTAATTGATCCACAAGTTAATTCACCCGGTGACGGAACACTAACTGCTGCCGCTACTGGAGATAGATATCTACTTACCAAAGATGTTGCATTTGGCATTGGATGGAATGGTAGTGCTGGTAAAGAGAATGATATTATACAATACAACGGATCAAGTTGGGATATTGTATTTGATGCAAGTTCTATTACTACTGTACAATATATCACAAACACAACAACACAAGATAGCCTAAAATGGACAGGAAGCAAATGGGTCAACACATTTGAAGGCACATACAATCCTGGCTTCTGGCGCATATACCTATAATGATACAAGCAAGCGGATGCTGTTTTCTAGCCTTAGATACAGGCAGAATCATGCTACAACAAAGAAGTAAAAAAACAAGTCATCCACTCACATGGAGTTTTTGGGGCGGCAAAAGTGAAAACAACGAACGCCCAATAGAAACACTGTTGCGAGAATGTAAAGAAGAACTAGGTCCATTACCTGATATTGAAAAAGTATATCCTCTGCACACGTTTTTGAGTGACGATGGCAAGTTTACATATCACACATTTTGTACTACAGTGTTTGAAGAATTTATTCCACAGTGTAATCATGAGAGTGCAGGTTATGCGTGGGTTAGTATAGACTGTTGGCCCAAGCCTTTGCATAGAGGTGCAAGAGTTGTACTACAAAGACCAGAGATGGTTGAAAAAATTACTACTATATACAACAGACAAAAAGACAAGTTGGACTTACCAAATTGGCTAGATAGTTTTTAATTATTTTTCATTCTGGTTTAGTTGGCCAATCAAATGATTGAGGCGTTATACCACCTTTTTGATCTTCTGTCATTGAATCATACTCCGTAGAAAATGTTCCTGGAATGTCTCTCAGTTGCTGTCTATATGTTAACATAGCATCTCTAAATTCATCTGTAACAGTTACATCTGGTAAGTGAATATAATCAGTGGCTGCTAAACGTTTGTCACGCTCTTCTCTGCACCAAATCATACATTGGTCTTTCCATTCTTGGTCTAGTTGTTCTGCTGTTTTAATATTTTGTTCCATGTTAATGTGCCTGATCGCTTATTTGAAACGCCCATACTTGAAAATTTACTGTACTATTACCATTTGCCCATACTTGTAAGCCATGATTATTAGCGTTTCCGCCAAACCTCTTAAATCTAGCATACAAGACTTGACTGTTTGTGGCATGTCCAGATCCTGTCATGTATATTTCAGTAGCATCGTTTGAGTTTGTTGTGGAACTATACCATTGCATTAATCCAGTCCAAGTTTCACTATACCAAGGACTGGTGCTGATTTTACATGATATAATATATGGTCCTGATTCTCCTGCCCAGGCGGTTCTAGGAACCACTGTTTGAGCAGAGGTTGTTAAGCCAAAAGAACTATTAGAATATATTTGCTCTCCGTGTCCGTCAATTCCATATTGATGTAATGTTGCCATTTATTTGTTCTCCAATTTCTCTTTTAGCATATTTATTTGCTCTTGTTGTTCTTTAATTGCTTCAATAAGAAGACCTACCATGTTACCATATGCAACTGATTTAATTCCATCTTTATCTTCACTAACAACTTCCGGCAATACCTTTTCTACTTCTTGAGCAATAATACCAGCCTGTCGAGGATTGTCTTCTATATCATTTCTATTGAATGTAACACCTCGTATCTGTAAAACTTTATCTATCGCATTTGGTATAGGAGTAATATTATCTTTAAGTGATATATCAGAGCTGGCGTTTACAGTACCTGTGGCTAGTATATTACCTGACACATGAAGTTTTTCTGATGGATTAGTAATGCCAATACCAACGTTACCTCCTACTGGATTTAATGATATCGGATAACCGTTGTTAAATGCTGGATTATAACCATCTGCTAAATACCCAGCTTGTATCCAACTTGAATAAGGAGAACTTTGCATATTACCAAACGCTAATCCATCACCGCCACTGCCGTCAAACTTTGCCACTGATGTTGCAGCATTAATTGTATCACTTGTAGTATCTCTGAGATGTAATTTAGCTGATGGAGTTGATGTACCAATACCAACGTCGTATCCAAATATAGCATCGCCGTTATCTTTCAAACGCATTGCATCAACATTACTACCACCAATTGTATTATTCCAAAACGCTAATCCCCCAACTAATGCGTTTCCAGAAGTAACACCAGTATTAAAACTTGTTTGATCTGATCCTCTAGATATATTCCATTCAGGATCAATACCAGTGCGGCCGCCACCGCCATGATGTTTAAATTTTACAGTCGCAGCTAAATTAGCATTAATGCCTTGAACTTTAATAGTATGATATGTTGAATTATTACCAACAACAAGTGTATAGTCAGGACTAGCAGTCCCAATACCAACGTTGCCGTTATGATCAATGACCATGCGTGTTGTGGGGTTTAAATTACCTGTAGAAGTTGCTCCACCAGTTTCAAATGCTAATCCAGTCTGTTCAACGCCAAATACATACGCACTGATACCAGCCATTGTTCTACTAACATCACCGACCCAACGAATACCTGCACCTCTGCCTACTTGCCAAGCTGAGATACCTTGATGAAAAGTTACTAAGTCTTCTCTGTCAGATCCAGTTGTATGATTAGTTGCGGCTCTTACGTTTAGTCTAGAGACTGGTTCACTCACGTTGGTTGACGCACCAATACCAACGTTGCCGTCTGAAATGGTTACAACATCTGTATTTGTACTATTAACTTGCTGACGTAATACGATTTGACCTGAATTGGAATCTTTCTTAACAAATTTTATACCGCCAAGAAATTGTGAAGAATTATAACCATATAGATATCCAGCTGCACTTCCGTTTGCAACACCTGAAATATTTTTTAGTTCAACTCCTGCATAACTACTGCTTGATGTTTCAAATTTAACGACACTACTACTTGTGCTTTTAACATGGAGTTTTCTGTCAGGGTTATCTGTACCAATACCAACATTACTTGACGAATTGATTCTTAAGGCTTCTGTTGTAGTTGTATTGGCATCACCAGTAGATTGTCTAGTTCCAAATACTAGATCGCCTATGCTGTTAGATCCAGTTCTTTTAAATCCAATAGAACCGCCGGCATAACTAGAACCGCCGCCACTTTCAGAAAATACAATTTGCGGACCTTCACCAACAGTAGCACTATCCCCAGTTAGCATTATATGGCCGTTTATAGTTCCTACCGTAGAAGCAGCTCTAATAGTTAAATTTCCGTTTTGGGGATCTCCCCCTATACCAACGTTGCCGCCTTTTAAGACAAGATTTTCAGTATTCCAGCTACCATTATAAGTATGCATGTGAAGCGAGGTATGTCCTGCAGATTGATCGTCATTTACTGCTTCTATAATTGCTAAACCATTGCCAATACTAGTATTACCAGAAAAGGCTAGCGAAACTCTACTTCCATCAGTAGTTGAAGTGCCAATCAGTTGCAGTACTCTATTTGAAGCAAAGCTAGTTCCATTGTCTAAATTTGAAATGGTAAGTGGTGAGTTTGGAGTAGTTGTACCAATACCAACGTTGCCGCCTTCTAGTGTTACGGTTCCATCATCATGAACATTTAAATGTCCTGAATTTCCTAAGTCGCTAAGTTCTTTTGCTCTAGTTGCCATATTATTCTATCCCTGCACTGTCTAATCTAGCCTGTAATTGCTCTACTAAATCCGATAACTCTTGAATAGCTTTTGCATATATAGGTAGTAATTTTCTTTCATTAATACCTAATGTATCTTCAATTGTACCATCAGGTTCTAATCCTTCGCCATATGTTTTGTCTTCTCTATACATAGTAGGACCGTTAGTAAATACTAGCTCGTTGTCAACTGCTTGAACTTCTTGTGCAATAAATCCATATGGTTTATCATTTTGATCTTTATAACGCCAATCATATGTTACAGGTCTAAGGGAATTTACTGTAGTCAATGCTCCATCTGGTAAGTCAACTATATTAGTTTTAAGTCTTTCATCAGAGTTATTATAAATCTGTGTACCACCTTCTGATACACCCACGTTACCACTCGTTGTATCAACACTAAACCTATGAGTTGCTCCATTATCAGTAGACCCTCTGGATGTATTGTTTTCTCCGAAAACTCTAAAGTGCCCGTGTGATTGATTTGTACCTACGTTAATTCCATCTGCATACCACATCTTATGGTTATAGTCAGTATAAGCTCTAAATATAAGCTGCCCATCATTTAGTATAACCGCTC